TATTGATGAAGTCGATCCAAGTAAAATTGCACTATTCGATTTAGAATATTTCTTTATGCGTCTTAGAGCAAAATCAATTGGAGAAACAATCGATTTAAGATTGCGTCATCCGACAGGAAAGAATTCAGACAATGAAGAGTGTGAACACATGACACCAACCACATTAGCTTTATTAGAAGTTGAAGTGCAAAAAACTGACGAACACACAGATAAAATTATTCTAGATGAAGAAACTGGTATTGGTATTAAACTTAAATATCCAAACGTAGACATGGCTATTGCATCTGCTAAAACAGTTGAAGGTAAAAATCAGATGGATGTTGCTACTGACGCAATTATCAACAGCATTGAATATATCTTCGATAAAGAAACAGTATACAAAAAAGAAGATTCAACTAAAAAAGAACTGATTGAGTTTATTGAAAATCTATCTCAAGATCAGTATGTTAAACTTACAAAATTCTTTGAATCTATGCCAAAATTAAAACACAAAGTCGAATGGACTTGTGGTAAATGTGGATGCAAAGATGAAATAACACTGGAGGGCTTGTCAAATTTTTTCGGCTTCTGATGGGATCTGAAAATTTAGCAAATTACTATAAAACCAATTTTGCTCTAATGCAACATCATAAATATGATTTGGAAATGTTAGAGAATTTGATTCCATTTGAACGTGAATTGTATATTATGCTATTGTCTCAGCACATTGAGGAACAAAATCAGCAACAGCAATTACAGGCACAACAAAGAGGAAGAAGATAAATGGCTACGCAAAAAGAATACGAAAAGCTGAGTGATAGCGACAAGAAAAAAGAAGATTGGATGAACGCTAAGTGGCGTCCGATGATGGGTTGGATTTATATGCTAACCTGTGTGACCGACTTCATTATCTTTCCTATTCTTTGGGCTATGTTACAAGCCGCATTGAAACAACCTGTGACTGCATGGCAACCCATCACCTTGCAAGGCGCAGGATTATTTCATCTTTCTATGGGCGCTATTATTGGTGTTGCGGCTTTCGGACGTACACAAGAAAAACTAGCAGGAGCAAACAATGGCGGTATGCAACCTATGGAACAAAGCGTCACAACAAGATATGGATCTCCGTCGGCAGGCGGATTCGGAGCATCCAACAGTTATGGTTCAACGTCAACATCAAATAGCTTTGGTAGCAGTTCAAGTTTTGGAGCATCAACGTCTAGCTTCAACACACCATCAAAACCAGCAACTGGAAAGGCAGCCAAATTTGCTGACCCAAATCCAGACTCTGTATTCGACAGAGGGTAATTAACATATGGCAACATTAGGCAATTATGGTGCCGCCCTTGGCGGAATGGCTAAAGACGCTATTGTGGGTGGTGCTAAAGGTTTGGTTGGCGGGCTAAAGGGTGCAATAATAAGTGAGGCTCCAGGCCTTGCTGGTGCATATGCATTCGGCAAAGACTTAAGTAAACGTGCTAACTCTCAAAGTTTATCACCAATAATGGCTGGAGGAAACACACCGCCAACATTATCATCTCAATCATCGTCTGGCGTGTCATCACCTTTAGGTGGACTATCTCAAGCCGTATCTCTTGTTGCAGGACAAAACAAATCAAACGTTATTAATCTTGAACAAGTTCGTCAGTTAAAGCAATTAAATAATAGTGTTATCAATCAATCAAAACTTATTTCATTTGGAGTTGAAGACACCAAACGAAAAAATATATTTGCAGAAGAAGTTGCAAATGAACAAGCAATTCGTGATGATAAGTTATTAGATGCAATTAATAAGTTAAGTGATAAATTTGATGCCGCTAGTTTTGGTGGAAAAAATAAAGCCGACGGAGAAGGCGGTGGGGGTTTAGTTGGAGCCGCCGGCTCAATTGCGGCCTCAGTTGCTGGAGGATTTTTAAAAGATGGACTTAAGTGGATAGGTACTTCTATTGTTGGTGCTATAGCCGCTGGATGGTTATTTTTTAAAAGACAGATTGCGGCATTTGCATTAACATCCGCATTGCGGTTTGGCGGTGGCGCCGCTTTGGGTGGAGCAGTTGCCAGCGCTGGCGCAAGATCCGCAATAATGGGAACTCTCGGTACTGTTATTCCTATGGTGCTTCGTTTCTTAACTGGTCCTATTGGATTGGGACTTATGGCAGCCGCAACCGCAGGCGCTTACCTTTATTCGAAACGTGATCCCGAAAAGGCGGCCGCCGCCAGTGTAGATTCTAGAAATAAAAAATTAAAAAATGAACCACCAGAGACTCAAGGTCGTCATGGTGGCGCTCCGCTGACCCAAGATGAGGCAAAAGCATTAATAGAAGCTAGAAATGAAAAAATAAAAGATGCTGATAAAGCAGAAGCCAAAGCCGCTGAGATAGAAAACTCTGCTACGGCAACAAAGACACAAAAAGAAACTGCTAGAAAAAATGCAGAAAATGCTAGAATAGCTGTAGATAGAGATGTTAAAGCATTTGACGGGCTTAACAGAGTTCAAAAAATTGCCGACGGCCAACCAGATCCTGGTGGCGCAATAAACACTGGCAAATTTTTAGACAAAGTGAGGGGTGCTGAATCTGGAGGTAGAAATATTCAAAATCCTCTTGGGGGTACTGCTGGAGGTGTGTATCAGATTACGGATTCGACATGGACAGGTAATGTTGAAAAGATGATTGCTGGAGGTGATACAAGATTCACTAAAGCCGATCTTGATCCAAAGATGAAATATAATGAAGCTAAAGCGAGGATGGTTGCTGAATATATCACAGAGCAAAATAGAGTTGGACTAAAAAATGCGTTAAAAAGAGACCCCACAGAAACAGACCTATACATGGCATACTTTTTGGGTATGGGTGGTACTAATTCTGGTGCGATTAAATTCTTAAACGAAATGGACAAAGATCCAGCGCAAGTTGCATGGAAAATTTCAAGCACTAGCGCCGATAGCGATATAATTAATAACAATGCTGAAATTTTCTTTGAAAAAGTATCTAGAGATCCAAAAACTAAAAAAGTTTTAAGTAAAGAAGGTCCACGTTCAGTCAAAGCAGTTTATAACTTGATGAATAAGAAAATCTCTGGCGCCGGCGGAGGAAATGCGGCAGTTGTTGCAGGTGGCGCAAAAACTGCGGCACCGGCGGCCGTTACAGATAAACCGCCACCGCCACCACCACCAGGAACTAAAGCAGAAATAGACAATAGTTCTGTTACTGGTTTTTATAAAGATGCAGTTAAATTTAAAGATTTAAAAGATTCACCCCCAATAGAACCTCTGCCGGTCATCGCCAAACTCGGCGGCGGTGGATTTGGCGGCGCTGGCGGAGACAATGATAGTCTATATACACTCAGTTCCAAAGGGTCTGGCAGTCCAGGAATTAAAGCCCCGACAAAAGTTATTGACGATGCCAATTTAGCAGTATCTAAAGCACTTACAAGAGGTTTGGGTATTGACCCAAAAAGTGGTGATCTCTTACCAGCTAAAAAAGCCCAAGAAGTCGCCACTCAAACAAAAGTACTTAAGCCTTTATTTAAATCGAATACTGATATCATTAGAGATGCGAATACACAATTTATAAAATCATTTAGAGCAACTGCAACAAATGCATTTACTCAAATATTAACAAAGACTTTATTTCCTAAAGGCGTTGGTGTTGATCGTTCTGTAGCAGGCCGTGATGATATGTATCGTGGCCAACAATTGCAAAAGATTTTTGGTACTGATGCTAAAATTAATTCAATGGCTAGCAAGTTATTGGGCAAGCAATATGGTCCAATGTTTGCTCCGATGTTCAATCAACTTGCACAAGGATACTTAGAAGTTGGTTCAAGAATAGCAGGCAAAGCAATCTTCCAAGGTATTGGAGGATTAGGCGCAGAAGAAACCCAAGGTATCACAGGACAAGTTCTTGGGAACCTTGCCGCAGGAAATAAAAAGTTAGCACTTGAACAATTGTTATATGGCGCATCTGGAGGAAAAGAAAGTGGTATTGCTCTTGGTGCAGAAACTATGTTTGCTAAGTATGGTTTCAAGAATCCAATGGAGGGGATTTCATACTTTGCTAATGTTTTAGGTGAGGCTGCCACTAGCCCACTTAATTCGATGATGAATAATAATCCTCAAGCATCTGTGGTTTTTGATCCTAGATTGGGATACAATGTATATCAAAACGGACCAAACCGTGGTCAAAGAGCAGGACCACAAGCAGGCCAAGCCTATGGGCAGAACTTTGGTGGAGGACAACTATTCAGTCCTGGTCTGAATAACTATGGTGTTCAGCCAAATCCATATGGAACTACAGCAATGGCTGGTTCTCCTGGAAGTTACATAACGAATGGTACTGGAGTTGCCGGAAAACTTCCAACTCAAGCAGAGTTCTTTGGCCAGACCCAACAACAGTTTGCTAATAACTCTAAAGAAACCCTTGCTCTTCAACAAGCACAACTAGATTTGACTAAAGCGAATAATATCGAACAATCTAGAAAAGATGCAGAGAAAATCAAGCAGGCCGCAGAATTATCAAATAAACAAATACAGGTATCAATTGATGCGTCTAGAGATGCATCGGCAATCGCTGAACTACAAGCCCAACAAGCCGCTAACCTAACCCAAGCACAAACTTCGGCTGATGCACTAATCACTAAAGCACAGACTGGAGAATTAATTTCTGGACTTGGAGGGCGTGGAGGAAGTGGAACTGCAATAGAGCAGAAAGATGCTAATGGTAATGTAATAAATCCTAATGGCGCAGGAAAGCTATTTGATGGTAAAACTGGATTAGGAGAATTTGGAAACTTTGCAGGCGATATGTTGAAGAACGCCGCAGGGCAAAAAATTGTTCAATCGTTAGGAGTTAAAAATCCTTACATGCAAATGATTGCCAACTTTGGTGTACAGAAATTGTTAAACAAAGGTTTTGACATGGTCGCCGGCTCTGATTTTGTTAAAAATCTGTTTGGCAGTTCGCCTTTAGGCTCTATAGAAGAACCCATACTATCGGCCGGCGGAAGTTTCCTAGACACCGCAGGAAGTTGGATATCTGAAGGCATCAAATGGTTGGGCTTTGCTGATGGTGGTGTTGTAACTAAAGCAACTCCTGGTGGACCTGTTACGGGTCCGGGAACAGGAAGATCAGATTCTATACCTGCAATGTTGTCTAATGGTGAGTATGTTATCAATGCCAAAGCCACAAAGAAATATAGACCTCTACTAGATGCATTAAATGTTAAGCATCTTGCCGACGGAACAACAAGCACACCAGGATCCACCAAAGCATTGTCTACTGCTTTGGGAACAAAAGAAACTCATACTCAATTGGCCGCATCAAATGAGACATTAACAAGCATCGATGGTTCTCTTAGAATAATTTCGGGACAAGGAACATCATCTGGAACAATGTTATCTTCTGGTGGCTCAGGTGGATCCTATTCTTATAGCGGCGGGCTTGGTGGAGTTTGGAATCCAGCAGGAAGTTCATCTTCTAAAAGGTCTGGAGTTAATGCAGGCAGACCTGGTCCTCCTAGCACAATGGATATTGTTGGGTCTATTGCTGAAGGTGTAGTAAAGTCATATTTAATTAAAACTGGAATTGGCATTGCGGCTAATGCAATTGCTCCAGGCATTGCATATGAAATGACAGTAGCTAATCTTGCGGCTGGAGGAGGATTCTCTGGATTTGTTGCTGGCGCAGAAGCCGGTGCTAGTATGTTGGGGACCGCAGTCGTTGAAGGTGTAAGTAGTGCGGTAGCGGCAACAGGATTTGCGGAAGCAGGTTCATTGATGATGGCCGGCGAATTGTCGGCCGGCTTGGCCGCAATTGGTCCTGCTGGTTGGGTTGTACTTGGTGTAGTTGCTGTTGCTTCCTTTTTGGGGTATGGTGGTGGCGGTAGTTCTCCTCCTCCAAAAGAACCCAAATTTCATGCCGCAATATACGTAAGTGGAAATAATGATATTAGTGCGATAGCGCCAGTATATCAAACAACCGACTATCATGCACCTCCTGATGCATATAAAACAATTGCATATGGATTATTACGTGTAGCTTTCAATGCGGCAAAGGCAGCCGAACAAGTTACAAAAATGACGCCTCCGTTTGACTATCTATACATTAAAGTTGAATTTAATAGAATCTCTTTGTGTTGGGGCAAAGGGGCGCCTGACGCAAACACATTAGCAACAAGTGATGCTAATCAGGCCGGTTCATGGGGCGCACCAACTCCGGAGACAAATCTAAACTCTATTGCAAAAGATATAGTAGACTTGATTACTGCTGAGTTCAAAAAAATTGCTGGTGCAGATGCTAAAAAATTAGATACTGCCGCTAAAGGATTGTTATCTTATGGCTTAAATGATTTAAGTTCCGATTTAATTTCAGATTTAAAAACTGGTGAATTTAAATTAGATACTAAAGTTGGTAAAGGCATATTTTCAAATAATGTTGCAGAGTCAAATCGTATTTCTGCTTTGATTAATGCCGCCTCATCAAAGGCACCTACATCGGGTGAAGATGGCATACCTTTAGTTTGGAGTATGAAAGACAATGCATATGTTGAGAATTTAAATCCTGGTGCTGTATTATATGATGCACAAGGTCGACCAGTGTATGATATTCCTGGAACATCATCCGGAATAACAAGTGCTGATTTTGGTGGAACAGATGTTGTTGGTATTGATAGACCAGCTAATTTATATTCACCAACTACAGGGACTGTCACTTCGGGTGCAGGCGCTGGAGGTACTGTTATTAGCGCACCATCAAGCACAAAGATTGATAACTCTAGCGTTGCTAATTTCTATAATCCTCCTCCTACTGCGGTAGATGGAATTAGAAATCGACCTCCAGGATAAAAAAAGGGGAAGCATTCTACTGCTTCCCCAAAGTCTCACAGGAGAGATTGTGAAATATTAATCTTCAGCGAGTTTCTCAAAATAACTCAAATCTTCATCGTCATCAACTGAGTCTGCAATTGTAGTCTTTGGCTTAGTTGGTGTTTCAGGTTTAGCTGAAGCTGTTACTGGTGCATTGGGTTTTGTAGAGTAATAATTATCTCCAGCAGAACCATCTTCAAGACCAAGCACTTTGTTCAAACGTGCTTTCAACTCATCATAAGACTTGAAGTTCTTTTCGCTTAAGAATTCAGACAAGCTAAACTCTTGCTTCCAGATACGTTCTAAGTCATCTTCATCGCCAGACAATGGTGCGGGTGATTCAAACTCAGACTTATCATAGTTCTGATAACCTTCAACTTTACGAATCTTCAACTTGAAGTTCGCACCTTCCCAAAGGTCGAATGGGTTGACAGGAGTTTCATCTTCAAACTCAGGATTCATCAAGTCATTCAACTTGTCGAAAATCTTCTTACCGAATTTGAACAACTTAACTGTTCCGTCATTGTCAGGATTTGCAGGGTCCTTGACAATATAGATGTTTGCGATATACTGCAACTTACGCTTTTGCTTACGTGCAATATCTTTGTTAGCATCAGAACCAGAGTTC